TGACCTTGTGCCATATCGTAATCATGATCTAAATCAAGAACAAGCTCATGTGTCGGCCTGGATGAATATCGTGATGGAAACTTACAGCAGTGATACAACCATAGCACTCAGTGAAAAAACATTTCGTGCCTTGTGTTTGCCAGTACCGTGGATGTTGTACGCAGGTAAACACACAGTGGCATACCTAAACAGTCTAGGATTTGATGTAATGTTGGATGTGGTTTCTCATCGCTATGACGGCATGATAGAAAATCGTACCGCGGCCTATGGAGACAAAATGGTGGACTTTTTGTTTGAAGCCACAGACACTGTGGAACGAATACAGGCAGATTCTCCTCGATCACGTGCCCAACAGGCCGCTGAGCACAATCAGCAAAGGTTGATAGAAATGCGCCAACAGTGGCCACAAGATTTTGCAAAGTGGTGGCCCACAGCAGTTGAACTGATAAAATAATGGATCAGATAAGCAACATGCTTGGTGAACGCTATGCCATGTTTTATCGTGCTGGCGTGAATATACAAGAACTGTCTCCTATGCAAACATTAAGCAATTCGATTGAAACGGTCAACACATACATGAAACAACACGGGCGAGATCTTCTAGCATGGGAACCCGGACTGCAAGATGAAATCAGCCGATTGGTAAACGTAAATTGGATATATCAAAAATTACCTTCTGAACCTATCAGGAAACCCATCTTGGTACACCTGGAAAACAGCAAGTATCAAGTCGACTGCGGCGACACACGTCTTATGGCATTGAGCCTGTGTCCAGATCCACCACGGGTATCAGTGGTAATCACAGCGCCGTGTGAATCAGCGGGTAATTTTTTGGCGTGGATCGCTATAACTAGTGATGCAGAACTAATTGGCCAACTAGGCCTGGATTCTGGATCCGCATCAATATACTATACTCCAGCCGAAGCGGACAAAAATTATGCGGTGTCCTGGTTAGAAATTGGGGATAACAGCACAGCCACGCATTTGCACAACATTGACCAAAAATTAAACATGATGCAACAGTATCTTGATCGACAGGCTAGTGATTTTGAATTTAGTATATCCTGGGCCAAGCTGCCAATCAAGTGGGAGATTTAATGGACCATAGTGTATTGTTTCAAGAAACTTTTGAAGAGCTGGGATTTGAAGTAGTAGTAGAATGGAACGTGTTTAGATCCCATTATGAGTACGATTGGACGTCAGGATGGCAATGCCGACTGCCAGCAGTAAGTTTTAAATCCAACACTGTGTTAATAATGTACATGCAGGATCGTGTGACTGTGTCAAATGGTCGTGTGCTAGAGTTAGAAAAAATTGTTCAGCATTACGGTGAAAATTCCAAACAAATTGTAGCTGTTCACATGCATCCAGGGCTAGATGAAATTTATTCAGGTCCTTTAAAATTAATTGAATTTAGCAAACACAATTATGACCTTATGAGTAATTTACAATCTCAAATTAAACTCTGGCAACACATACCACAACAAACCAAGACCATGTCATGGCAATGTTTGAATGGACGACCGTGCCAGCATCGTCGCCGCGCTGTGGATGTTTTACAGACGTGGGCCAATGGCGTCTTGAGTTATGGTCGTGATATTTCCTTGACCCAGTGGGACTATGGTACCTATCGCGGCACCAGCAACGAAGAAAACTTTGTACGACTGGCACAAGTATACGGATCATGTGCGTTTAATATTGTGACCGAAACACTATACGACGAGTATCCTGGATTGTATTCAGAAAAAACCCTGTTGGCATTTTTGGCACATCAGATACCCGTCATGATCAGCACACCGCGCATGGTTGAGAAACTTCGTGTGCTGGGATTTGACATGTTTGATGACATTGTCGATCATGCGTATGATCTTGCGCCTAACGATTGTAGAGTAGAAATGGCTCTAGAATCCAACAGGCCAGTGATATCATCGCATTATGATACCAGTCGCTTGCTTGCACGATTACAAGCCAATCGGGAATTGGCTCTTGTTAAACTGCCTGATTGGTATCAAACAAATTTTAAAATCCGTGCCAGAGCCATTGCCGAATTCTAACACTAGGGCTGGTAGTTGTCAAGCCACCTTTTAAAATCTCCATACAAGGTAGCCACCATGGCTTCTGAACTGCCGAACAAGATGATCTTCCAACATCCAGATCGTTTTGCCCAGATATAATAGGGCATCTGTAATTTTTGATCCATTTCTAAAATCATGGCACCATTCAACACATAGGGATCGTCAAGATCAAAACTGTATTGAGCAAGATCTAGGTCCTTGCTGAAGACCGCATATCCGGTACTGGTCAAGCGCATTCCGCCTGTGGGTCTTGTGTTGTGCCACCAGGTGCGCATGGCCACTTTTTCAGTTATGCCAAGGTCAGGGTCAAGCTGTCGTACTAGATCGTGTGTGAGTTGTTTCTTTTGATCGCGCACACTAAGGAAAAATCCTATCGCCTTGCTTGAGTACCACTACCGAGAACTTGTCAGTCTTGAATTGCGTGTTCAACTTTCTTGCCAGGTTGATAGCATGACCAGGATTACTGAAACTGACCTTTTTGTATTTTGGTCCAGGGTACTGCACCAATAGGTTTGATGTTTTGAGATTAATAGGCTTGCTGTCATAAAACACTGCCCACACTCCTTCGCTACCCAACACCTGTTCGGTCTTGTAGGTAGTACGATTTGTGATTTCAGCAAGTACAGTTGGCTTGGGTCTACTCATGGTTTAGTATTTATGACCGTAATATACCAATATTAAAAACTACCCCCATCCATTCGAATGGTGATTGTTTCGTCACCGCGGGTATTTACAGCGTCTCGACGCACAGTTTCCAGATCCAATAACAGGCGTGTAATGTCCGCTAATAGGTCTTTTGCCTCAGTCATGGTCATGACCAAATCGCGACCACCTCTAGCATCTTGTCCTTGAACCCGATCAATAAACCGGTTTATGTGCAGGCTCACCGATGGACCTCGTTCAAATACGGATCCAAATTGGGAGGAGTCCAACCCGCGGGCTTGAGTACTTTACCATCGCCGCGCTTGAGTACTGTTCCAGATTCTGGATCAATCTTGTCAAGGTTACTACGCATGACTTCGTTCCAGGCACCTTCAGGATCGGCACCCATACTATGGATAGCACCAATGGTCACAACCAAGATGTCAATCAAGGCATCAAGGTCTGAGACTGGATGTTGGCTGTCTTCAAGTTCTTGCACTTCTTCTCGGATCAAATCAAGATATAGTGCATATTGATCGCGATTTTCAACGCCCACAGTTTGATCGCAGGCTCGCATGAAACTGGCTTGATCTTGGAACGGATTAGACATTTGGAATCTCCTGTTGATTATAAAATGGCCCATGATATGGGTAACGCTGTAATACTATGAGTTTGGGATCTTGTACAGTCTTCCACTTACGACCTTTCTTTACTGAATACCAACCGGCTGCAAACCAACTGCGACTTTTGGCACCTTTAGTATACAAAGGTAACGCATGTGGTACATCCCAGACTGGATTGTGTACTCGACCCACTGTGGGATAACCATGCACTGAATTTGCAGTTGACTTGGGTCTGGACCTAATCATGGGCGGCTCAAATCGCACTCCAGTACGTTGTTCAACCATGCGTATGGTTTTGTACTGTGTTATCTGATTGTTTATTTTTACTTGGTATCCGCCAGCACAGGCTTCCACGTTGCCAATCTTTTCTTCATCTCGTTGTAATATCCAAAACTGCTTGTCAATTATGGGTTTAGCTACGATCATCTTGTCTCCTTGATCTACATTGTTCTTGCACTGAAGGCGGTACATCAGGATGCCATCCACCAATCAGTATTCCGCAATCGTATCTTGCCGCATGATGCTCTGGCCAATTGCGTATTAAAAAAACTACCAGGAGTATTATGCCTATGATTGATAGTGCCTGCCACAATCTAAGCATTTAACAATCCTGAATAGGTTTGATTCATCCAGCGACCAAAATGTTCGGCGCTTTCACTACACTTGTTCAATTCGTATTTGCCACAGAACTGCATGAATCTCACTCCCACCTGTCCCACATCCTTGTGACTGATCTGTTCGCGGATGGCAGTGTCTACAGTGAGTTTAACATCTTCGGGTTGTGCTGTCAAGTCAATTAAGGTCCTGTTACGTTCGTAATCATCTAGCACTCTATGTTCTACACCATCTGGATCAGTCCATCTTTGTAACATCATGTTGTTCCAGTTGTAACCTTTTCGGTCTTTGTCTGAGTATGCTTCCAGGAGCCCGACCTTGTTCTTGGTACCTTTTGTCCTGACACCCGGGAAGGCGCTAAACACATTGTCGCTACTATCGCCCCGCATGCATTTTTCAAACAGAAGCCACGCTGGATCAGGGATTGTTTTAGCTTGTTTTGTTTTCTTATCGATAACCTGGTTACCTTTGGCATCAAATATTCCTTGTATGGTCAATAGCTCATCCGTGATGCCGTTGTATTGCGTGACATTAGCGGCTAATAATTGTACAAAATCAGTATCGCTACTAATAACTATGTGTTCATCTTGGGGGTGTAGGGCAATCCATCTTGCTATAATATCGTCGGCTTCCGCTGTTGGGCATCTGACAACACTACAGTTGGTTCTTTCAGACAAGTATTTAGTCAGGTTATCATAGGTCTCCCAGAACATGGCATCTTCTTCAGCTTCTTTTTCTGTGAGTGCAGCACGGGCCACAGCACGATTGGCCTTGTAAGGCTTGTAATGATCTTTGCGCCAGCTACGCCCTTCCAGGGCAAATACCACGTGATCTGCTTCAAATCTACGTGCTACTTTGTTAGCAGCCATTAAAGTAATGTGTAGGGCAAATCCAATCTTTTCCCAAGTGTCACTGGCTCTGAAAGCACCGTGTCTTGCTCTAAAGAACAT